TGTGCCTGTCGTGTAAGCCATAACAACGGTGGCGATGCCAGTTAGGTCAAGCGCTAGGCATATGTTTTGGTTGGCTTCGGTGAGCGCCGCTAGCTCAGTTGAAATGCCTGTAAAACGTAATACGGGGTTTTGGTATTTTCCGAGTAGGTAATTACCTAGCGCGGCTACTTCGGTTGTCGTGTCGTTTAGAAGATTTGTTACGGCGTATTGCTGTGTTTGAAATGCCGCTATTGACGTTGCGTTACTTGTCGTTTGTGCCGCTCCGGCGGGGCTTTGGGTAATGATGTAGTTGTATAGCAGCTCGTCGCCGAATTGGTTTTCGATACTTTGCATTGGTATGCCGGTGCCGATGGTGTTAAACGTGGCACCGGATACCGGGTTTAATACGGCGCTACGACCCTTAAATGTAAGAACGCCAGCGGCCGAAACGTATAGGTAGCCTTGTTCGCTTGTAGTGACTTGCTGTAGATAGTTAAGCACTTCGGTATCTTGCTCAATTAGGTAGTCCCCTAAATAGCTGTTCCCGGTGCCAATAGCTCGAGCGCCTTGATAGTTAATCTCGGGGTAGTTAAGCACCGTATTTACGCGGCTGCTAGATAACTCGCGGGCGGGTGTTTCTTCGTTTAACGCTTGGTTGGCTAGCACCGTAAAAACGTCGGAACATTGGGCGTACATGCGGTCGCCGTTCGGTTGTGTGTCGTAGGCCAAATTCCAATCGGTAACTAGCCCGGTGTAAATGGGTATTCCGTTACTGCTAATTACTATGGGTGTTCGCGGTAGTACGCCGGTGGCGTTGTACGGCGCACCTTGCCAATAGGGGCTGCTTTGGTTTAGCGGATCTAATACGCGGCTTGAGTTGTCGAATACGACGGTTGCGGTGCCGGCGTTAAATTGGTCTAGTTGGCGGTTACGGCCGCGTGTAATGGTTACCGACTCGACAAGGTAGGTAAGGTCGGCAAACGCTGTGCCGCCTAGTGTGCCGGTGTCTAATTGGTTGCGGGCGACGTTAAGGCCGTCTAGCTGTAGGGCGTTGCCGAAACCTGCCGTAGTTGGAAACCCGACGCTAACGGTAGTTACTGGCGTTGTCATGCCGGCGCAAACACGGTGCCGCTACGCCGTTGGGCCTTTTGGATTAGCTCGATGAGCTGTTGGCCTATCTGATCGGGCGATGAAACTACGCCAGCTTGTACGGTGATATTTATATCCCCGCCGCCCATGCTGCCTAGACGATCTAGGGGAATGATTGCCTCTGCCCCGGCCTCGCCCGCGATAATTGACGTCGGGCGGGTTACGACGCCGCCTTCGGCCATAAGAACACCCATACCGAAATTTATACCGGCTAACGGGTTAAGGCTGCCGCCGCCCATGATGGTATTAAAGTCGCCAGTAAAACCGCTTGTAAGGCCTGCTACCTCGCCAGCGGTGCTAACGGTGCCTAGCTTTATGTTGTACGTCTCTACGACCGCTTGTATACCCGCTACTAGGTTTGTGCCTGCGGTTACGCCCGCTTGGTAAAACTGTTTTGCGCTGTTTGCGCCTACAGTGTCGGCGATGCTTTGTACGTCTGCGGTTAGCGTATTGGCCTCGAGAATTGCCCCGGCGCTGCCTAATAGTTCTTGAGCTATTGCGGTGCCGCCGTCTACGCCTGCGGCTAGTACTTGCTGTAGGGCCGACTCTGAAAGACCGGCAGCCAAAAGCCGATTAACTAACACCCCAAAGTCTTTAACTTTGTTGGCCTGCACTTTTAGATTGTCTAAAAAAGTTTGTGGGCTGGCCTGTGCGTCGTTTAGTTTTTTATTGGCAGCTGCTAAATCGGCGTACGCCTCTGTTAAGGCTTCGGGGTCGGTGCCTGCCATTGCTTTAGCTACCGCTTTTTGCGCTTTTGCTACTTCGGCCGATGCGTCGGCTACGGCTTTAACGTTTTCGGCTGCTGTCTGTTGGGCGTTGCCAAAATTAAAAGACGATTTAACAGAGTCGGAAACCGATTTAGCGTAATCGTTGAATTTTTTTATTGCTTCGTCTAATACGCCGTTGGCTGTCTCGAGCGCTTTAGCCATTTGATCGCGTAAAGCGTCTTTAAGTACTACAAGTTCGGCGGCCAATTTTTTAGCTGCTTCGGCTAGTTTCTTTTTAGCGGCGTCGGCTTTTTTAGTTGCTTCGGTGTTTTTGTCTGTTTTGGTGGTGTTGTCGTCTGTTGTGACGCCTAAGCCTTTAAGCATTTTTTCGTATTCGGCTTGGGCTGTTGCTGCTGTCTTTGTGGCGCTAGTGCTGTCTGTGTTTGCCTTGACAGTTCCGCTAATTTTCTTCGCCAATATGGCTAGGGTCGCGGCCCCGGCAATGGCTGTACCGATACCAATTACCGTAGCTACTTGTACGGCTGTAAATGAGGTGGCTAGTGCAATGTTGGCCGCTGTGGTGATTGCTGCAATAGCGCTAAAGCCAGCCATAACGCCATTAACTAAAACAATGGCAGCGGCTAGGCCGCCGATAACTACGCCCATAGTTACGATTAGCGGCGCGTTGTCGCTAGCAAATTCTGCAAACTTGGATAGCAAACCAACGGCAATAGCCATAACTGGTAAAAACCCTTTACCGATGTTGGTTTTAGCGTCTTTAATTTGGGCCGTTAAAATGCGTTGCTTGTTAGCTGCGCCGTCTGCTGTCCGGGCAAAGTCGCCCTGCTGTAAGTTTGTTTGCTCAAGAATAATCGCCTGCGCGGCAAGACTTTTAGTTTGTGGATCTAATGCGTCTTTAGTGGATTTGACTAGGCCTAGCTCTAATGCCTTTGTGCGTAGTGCGGCGTCGTCTAGCAAAATACCGAAACGGCGTAACGGTTCGGCTTCGCCACGTAGGCCAGCGCCTAAAGCTAATACGGCATCTTCGGGGCTTGTGTTGTTAAATGATGCTAGGTCGGTGGCTAGGGTCGTGAACTTTACAGCCATGTTGCTTAGATCGGTGCCGGTTAGTCCTGCTGCTTGACCTAGTACGCCAAATGTTCCGGCGGCTTTTAGGGCTTCGGTTTGTGATTGCCCTAACGACGTTGCGGCCGTTTTGGAAAATTCCATAATGGCGGTAGACGCGTCGCCAAAAATTACCTCGCTTTTGCTTGCTTCCTCGTTAAAGTCGCTGGCCAATTTAGCGGCCCCAAAAGCGGCAACGCCTAGCGCACCTAGCGCTGCGGCAGCTGGTAAAAACGCTTTTTTAAGCGCAAAACCCGCGCGGGCCGAATTTGTGTCAAGCGCCTTAAATTCACGGGCGGCCTTATCGAAACCCTTAGTATCTAGGCTCGAGAGAATGGGTATAGATAGTGCCATTATTTGTATTCAATCTGTAGGGCTTTGTTCATTTTGACAGATACCCGGTCAATTATTTTGGATAGTTCGCTTTGTACGGCTGGCATAACGGCTACAACGCCCGGGGTAAGTGACCGGGACGCTCGAGCATTAGGGCCTTCGCCTTCGGTTATAAGGTTTGTCACAAATTGCGAGCCTTCACGGATACCGGCGTGATCCCATAAAGCGGCGGCGGCGTCTGTCTGTTGAGCGACCAGCAGCGCATAGGGGCGAGCCTTAAAATCTATGGTTTGTGTGTAGGCGTTGTTTATGCGTCGGCCGTCCATAATTAGTGGGCGGTTAAACGTTACGGTACGTTCACGGCTGGCGCGTTTACCTACAACGGTTTTTACACCGGCTGTAACGTTTTTAATCCTGTAGATAGTTTCATTACGGCCTTTAATCATTGAGCCTCGAGCCATACCCGATAGTGGGTAATCGGTTGGGATCATTGACCGCGCCGACTGTACGACCATACGGCCCGCGCCAGCCTGAATATCGGTAGTGATTTGGCGTCTAAACGTAGGGTCAAATTTGTTTAGTTCGGCCAAAGTTTGCTGTATGCCGAATACTTGAGCGCTAGCGGCGACGGGCATTAGCGCGCTCTCGCTCTCGGGCTTGTGTGTTTAGAACATCTACTACGGTTGCTAAATCGGCTGCGTCGAAATCTATCGACGGTGGCCAAAAGTGAACCGCTACCAGTAGTTCGGCTAGTTGTCGGCGGTAGCTGCCGACTCTGTAGGGTTTGGGTTTTCACTATCTACAACTTCCAGCGCGGCGCACTCTTTAATGAATTGGTCGAATGAAACCGGTACCACGATATTAGCCATTTTTGATGCTTCGTATGCCATGTACGCTAGGTGTTCCATTGCTACGCCGTTTGCTAGGTCGCTGGCGCGCATTTTGTATTTGCGTTCCCATAGCACCACTACCATTAAATTAGTGTGTACTTCGTATACGCCGTCGTTACGGGTTACTCGAATTGTTATATTCATGTCGGGCCTTTGTTAGGTGTTTAGATTAGGAAATGTCGAGAGTGTAGACGCCGCCAGTAAAAACTACGTCCATAGTGTTTAGCTCGCCTAGCGCAAAATTGACTGGCAACGACGCAAGAAATGTACCGGTAAGTGTCATACCGGGATTGGTAGCCGAATATGTGCCCGGCGTTGTTGGTGCTTGTGGGGACACGATAATCGTAGTAGTTGTGCCTACAAGGCCGTTAAGCGTTGCCCATGTTTCGGTAGCTGCAAACGATCCGTAAAACGAAAGCGTGACCGAGTGATCGCCGAGGCCTTTTACGTATTTGTTATCGACATCGCCAAAAGCTGTAGCGGTAAGCTGCGCGTAGTCGATAGAGAAATTAGCCGCGGTGCATTGGTCGGACATATCGACCGAGTTAATTAGTACGTGTGGGTTGCTTAAAAGTGTGCTGGTAGCCATGGGGTTTAGTCCTTTGTATCGGTTTCTGTGTCGGTGTCTGTCTCTGTTTTAGCAGATTTAGCGGCCTTAGTGGTGGAACTTTGGCCGATGAAACCGCCAGCTACTAAAGCGTCAATATTTGCGCCCGCGTATCGTTTGTCGTCGGGGTCGAATTTTGCCCCTACGGTGCCTAGACGTTCTGAAAGAATTACGTACATTTTGTGCCTAACTTGTTTGTGCCTGAATGTTTATATTTAGATCATAGGCGGGTAGCTCTACGCCCCCGATAATAGCCATAGTGGGGCGTCCATCGGTGACACCTACCGATGCGTTTAATACTTTGGCGGCAATGTTCATTAACGACCGTTGGGCGTCTAGGTTGCCGGGGCCTAGCGTGATGCACCGCACCGGAAAGCTCATTTTAACTATGTTGCCGTTGTAGGCCTGAAATGTAGGTGCGTCGATAAACACGCAAGGCGGGACAAGGTTGCGCGGGTCGGTTACTACTTGTAAGCCCGAGATAGTTGCCAGCTTGGCGGCAAGGTCATCTAAACACTCGTTAAACAAGTCTGTAAAGGCGACTACGGGCATTAGGCGAGCGTTGGGCGGTCAATACCCAATAGTTGTTTAATCGTGCCGTTAAGGCCGTTGGTGCTGGCGACGCCGTAGCCGTCAAAAGTAGCCATATCTTGTAGCCCGCCGCGCTGGCGGTATAGCGCGCCGCCGTATTGGGTTGTCCCAAGTTTTACGGCCCCGTTGGGTGCTGGCGTTAATAAATCCTGATACACGGCGATTTTTCTACGAGTAAAACAAAATTCG